TGGCTGGGGTACCTTGAATCGAACAAGGACCTACGGATTCAAAGTCCGCAGCACTACCACTATGCTATACCCCAATAACTACAACAAATTTTTAAAGAACAAACAAGAGTATAGAATAAATCTACCATCTTGTCAAGTTGATTGTTGCAAATTGACAACACCAAAACAAAAAACCCCTAGATTTTTAGGCCTAGGGGTTTTGTGTTTGTAGTATTTTACTATTACGTTATACAAATCCCCTATCCACGAGCCATGGCATATCGGCGCAATTAGGTGAACTAATCGTGCGATACTCATGCTGTGACTTAAAGGATAACGATAACATTTTAATTAACTTCCAAAAAATTTTTAATTGTGTCTATTATATAGGCCTTTTTATACCTTGGCAAGAGGTTTTTTAATTTATTTTCCATTGAATGGAAACATTTTCTATTGGTGCTGATGGATCTCTGAACCCCTCAAAGATTTCCCATAGATTTTCTTTGACGGCAAAATTGGTTAAAAGTCCTTGTTCTCTACCCAATGCATCCAATTCCCATGGTTGTAACCAATAATCTATATCATCAGAGTTGACTTTCTTACCACGCCAACTCGTCATACTATCATTTAATTCTCCGTCCACATATTGTTTTACGTGAACCATTTCATGTGCTAATGTTTCAAATATATTTCGTACACCAATACCTGGATGTATTTCTATTTTAAATTCTCTGGCTTTTTTTAATGTATTATAAGCAACTATTTCAGCAGAACCAAACTCAGTAATCTTATCATTAAAAATAATTACTGTATAACAGTTGTTACGGATTCTTTTATTTGGTATTAGTTCTTCAGAAAAATATTTTGCAGCACGTTCAATAAATGGTTTAAAATCTTTGTCAGGACAGTTTACTATTTTTATATTCATGTAAGTCTCCTGTAAGTTAAATTAAAACATTAGAACTCCTGATTATTTAGTTTTTCCACAGAGACACCAGCCTTGGCCAGAAAATTGATACCATCATCAGACTTATAAGAGTTCCGATATAGAACACTGTTAATGCCACTTTGGTAGATAAGTTTGGCACAGTCCATACATGGAGCATGGGTAACAAACATAGTAGCACCGTTACCAGATTCTGTAGATTTAGCCAACTTGGCAATCGCATTTGTTTCAGCATGAAGTACCTCAGGCCTAGTTTTTAATTGATAATGTTCATCATTGAATTTATAATCATAAATTTCTTCGTATTCACAATTATTATCCCATCCAGATGGCATACCATTGTAACCAATAGATATGATTCTATCTTCTTTGACTACAATGGCACCAACATGAAGTCTACGTGCCGAGGACAATTCTGCAAATGTCTCGGCCACTTTCATATATGCATCACGAAATTTTTGTTTCATATTATTTGGTGCCCACAGGTGGAATTGAACCACCACTCAATGAATTATGAGTTCACTGCTTTACCATTAAGCTATGTGGGCTGTTATTTGATATACTCTAAAGATTCTTTACGCATCAATTTTGGTGTATCACGTATACCAATGTTCTTGATTACATAAACAAATTGCACACCATCAATCTCTTTGACTTCTGGTCCGCAAACGAAATAAGTTTCATGTGTGGTTTTCACACGGACTTTTTTGATAAATGGTTTTTCTGTTTTCATGATGAGTATTATATAGGCCAAAAAAGAGGTTGTCAAGCAACCTCTTCATATTTACCAGTTAATAATACCTGTGTTGCACAAGTCTATCATGGTATTCACGTGTTAGACGTTCTATATCGCCTTCATTTTTTGGATTTCTAGCGGTGATAAATGATTCTAATTCGTTACCATAATTACCGCTTATTCGTTTGAAGAAGTTGGTAATTAATTCAATCATTTATCTTCCTTTTCTTTGATTGAGATTTTTTTAACAGCATCTTGTACTTTGACCATGTTTTCTAGCCAAATTTTAAGCATACCATTCATCATTTCTGCATCTTGAATTTCTACTTTATCTGCAAGAGTAAAGGTGCGTTCAAACCCACGGTTTGCAATACCTTTGTACAGATAATCTTCAGAATCATCTTCTTTAGATGCAGCTTTAATTACAAGTTTATTACCCTCTAAAGTCATCTCAATATCAGACTTAGCAAAACCAGCAACAGCCATCTCAATGACGTACTTGTTTTCTTTTACTTGTTTGATATTGTATGGAGGATAAGATACGGCTTTAGATGCAGCCGCTGCAGCTTCACGCATAAGTGTTAATGTGTCGTCAAAACCTACGGTGAACGGTTGAATTTTGTTCCAACCAAAGTCATTACCAAATACATCTTTAATGTAAGTCATGTGTTTCTCCTAAAAGCGAGATTAAAAAATGATACCCCGAAGGCGTATCGGTTAAGGTACTGGTTACGTTCTCCAGCGACAATTTCGTTTGCCCGTTTTACTAACGCTCCTAAGGTAGGTGGAGCACCTTTTTTCCTGGAGTATTGAGTCTCGGTAGGACCAGGTTCCACCTTTGACTTTCCCATCCCAAGGGACTGAGATTATATCAGTATTTATACTGAGTGTCAACCATTATTCGGTTTTTTACCAATATTGTATTTTGGTATCAATTGCCAATCATCTTTTTCTTTATGAGAAATTATTTTGATTTGTGATAAGAAAATAGGTTCTGGTACTTCCGTCTGTTTAGGATTTACCAGTTTAACCAATCCCCAATCTTCCAATAGGTTTGCAATGGCATTCCTACGTGCTAAATCACTCTCTGAAATGTCTGTTGGTTTTCCATCTAAGGCAAATAGTTCTTTGAAATGTACCACATAGTATTGTCCACGTTTGTGGAGTATGTGGCACGATTGATATAAAATTTGGTCTTTTTTGGAAGCTACACCGATACGTGTTAACGTTTCACGTACTTTTAGAAAATCGTCTTTTTCATTTAATGTTACTTCAATTAGGTCATTAAGATTTACCATTATTCTTCACTCCGCCGGTATCTGTTTTTGTTTTTATTACAGCGATTTGTTCATCGGAGAGAATACGTAGGGCCTCTTTGGCCTTGGCGTTAGAATAACCAAAATAGGCTTTCACACACTCAATATTCTCGTCAGTTTTAGACTTTTGCCAAGGTTGAAAACCTCGTTTCATCGGTCTAATACTATTTAGAAAATACTGGTATTGCATATCTTTATCAACACCTGGATGTAGGTTCATCTCATTTGCATAGAGAACACAATCTAGGTGATAAGATAAAGACCTATTTACAATAAATGGCGCATAGTCTGTAAAATCTAATTCTCCGTCTGGTTTTTTCTTACGAAGAATGAAGTCAACGTAATCGAACGGACTCATTTGAATTCACACTCAACCATAATTTCTGTCAAACAGGCAATAAGATTAATCTCATGGTCTGCAACGAAAGCTGCCTGATACTGATACTTAGCAATAATAACAACCATCTGTGGCACAGAATTGGCTTCTAATGCTTCATACAATGATTCATATAACTTACGAAACAAGGTGGTTGCATCATTGTCCAGATTGCCTGTGACCCATTTACGACAAGAAGTAAAATCTTTGTCTTTTAATGCCTTGACCAATTCAGATATATTAACATCAGAAACGGATGCCAAAATGCCTTTGTCAATCGTACCAGAAACGGAGTATCGTTGTAGTTCATTTAAAACACGGCGATTGTCTGGAAAATGTTTGGTGATAACCGCAGCCACAACTTGTTTATCGTATGTGATGCCTTCTTGTTCCAGAATCCATTCTACACGTTTGAAGAATTGTGCAGCCATCTTTGGTTTACTACCATTGATTTTAAAATCAACAACAGTGCAACGAGAATGGATTGGATCAATAATCCGATTCTTGAAGTTACAGGTAAAGATAAACGAACAGTTCTCAGAGAACTCCTCAATGGCACCACGCAACGCAGGTTGAGTTGAATTTGGATTTAGATAATCTGCCTCATCAATGATGATGACCTTGCGGCCACCAGTCAAGGATACAGATGAAGCATAGTTCTTAATTTTGTTCCTGAATGTGTCAATACCTGACTCATCAGACCCGTTGATAACAATGTAATCACAACCAACTTCTTGACACAAGGCTTTTGCGATAGTTGTTTTACCAACACCAGCAGTACCTGATAGTAGAAGATTTGGAATCTCTTTACGGTTTACATATTCTTGGAAAGTTGCCTTGATACCTTCAGGCAAAATACAATCTTCAACGGTTTTAGGGCGATACTTCTCCACCCACAACATGTGTTCGTTCATTCAAATACTCCATAATATAATAAATTAATTTAGCCAGGGAATGGCCAGTTCAATTCTTGTTCAAGTTCTTTGATTCGGTTTTCCAATACAGAGATTGCTGTATTGAAATGACCTGTGCCTTCTATTTCTGGGTTATAACGAGTTTTTAAAACCTGAATTTCTTTTCTCAATACAGCAATGTATTGAGTTTTATCGGTCCACATTCTAATTTCACCCATCATTTCACCTCATTCATACTTTCAAACAGAGCCTCAAACTCTTTTGATTCTGCCACTTCAGTTTGAAACGAATTTTTAAATTGTGTCTTTGCCATACGTTTGACAATCTTCTTAGGAATTTTCAATTCATCATTTGCAAAATCCACAATGTCTTTCATTGCATCATTGTTTGCTTGATTTTTATTCATATGAAGAACTAATTCATCAACATATCCTTTGAGTTTCTTTAGTTGCTCTTCATCAAAAGAACCAAACAATGTATTTACTTTAGTCAAGATTATTCTCCAAATTTAGAATGTTTAGCTTCAATGGCAATCCAGTATTGTAAATCACCTTTAGTATTCTTGAATGACGCCAAACCTTTTGATGATATTTCAATATTATAAGAATCAGGCATCATCTTTAGATTTTCTGTTAAGAAAACTGCCTTGAATACAGAACCATTACCATCGGTAATTTCTGTAGAGTTAACGTGTGCTGAATCATCATTTGCATCAAACGATGTAACATAAATCTTATCACCATCAGATGTGATGGCAACGTTAGGTGATTGCAACACGGCAGATGATTTCATAATGTTAGCCAAGTCATCAGCAGTCAAAGAGAATGACGCATCAACAGATGGCAGATTCAATTCTTTTTCTGGTACTGTAACGATAACATTACGTGATGTGGTACGATAGTTAAGTTTCTTACGACCAGATTTAAAGATAACGTGTTTGTCATCGAAATCAATCTCACCATCTTTATACAAAGATTGTACAGATAAGAACTGATTCAAATCATGGATACAAAAGTCTTGTGGGAAAGTATCTGTAACTGTGGCTTTTGCCAAAACAGTTTTTGTGGGAGAAATTGTTGCAAGTTTGTTTCCAGTTTTAAACTCAATACTTGCATTGATACCAACAAAGTTCTTTAGAACCGTCAGTGTCTCATTAGAAATTTTCATTTGTGTTCCTCATTATAAAATTTAACATGAATAGAGTATATCATGTTCATACAAAAACATCAAGCAGCACATTGCATGAGCCAGGTGGTGTTTACCAGATTCTTCATCAAGTATTTCACCTTTCTTCCAGGCCCATAGGTGCCGTTGAAGTGCATCATAATACCTGCGTTTAGAATCAGGTACATTTTTCCAATTGTCTCTTTCATACTTTTGAGCACCAAATGTTAATACATCAACAGTGGCCTCAAGAGCAAGAGGTGGCAACAAACCGTATTCTAGTTTGTTGCCGTCAAACTTACGACCACCAGTGGTGGCCGTTTGAGATGCTTTGACAACATCATCAGACATTACATCTCTCCAACATAATTGGCAACTGCTGGCATATCACCTTTGAAGTGATAAGTACCAATGTGGTCTGCTCTCATCCATGGACACAAGTAGATTTCTCCACCAATCTTACGCCAGAGTTGGCAGAACATATAATCTTCTGATAGGTAACGGTCTGTACCACCACCAGTTGCAGAATCTTTAGAATCAATGATAGTATCAAAGTAAGCATGAATGTAACGTGAACCATCGAAGTGTGCTTGGCCTACGTGGTCAGGCTTGTAACGAAGTTGTGGATATGCTTCTGCAAATTTAGGAAACACTTCACGTTTTACCAACATGAAACCAGTTCCAATTTCCAAAACCTGTAGAGGTTCTGTAACAGAAAATTTTTCAGTACCATGTACTGGATTAAAAACATAATCTCCAGTAACTTTTTCTAAAATTCCTGCATCAATATCAGGATTCTTTTCCATTGCTTTCTTAACAGAACGCCACTTGATGGCTTTCTTAGGATAAGGACCACCAATAACATCCTTATCTAATGCCAAAAGAGCAATAACGTCTTGTGGATTAAAGTGAATATCAGCATCTAAGAACAATAGATGTGTACAATCTGAACGAGAAACAAATTCATCAACTAGATAATTTCTTGCCCGTGTAATTAAAGATTCATTGAAAAGAAATGAGAATTTAACTGTGATGCCATACTGCATACAAATTGCTTGTAGGTCTAGACAAGCTTTGGCATATAGACCATGATTCATACCACCATACATTGGTGTTGCAACAAATATACTTTTCTTTTGAAGCTCTTCTTTTTTAATTGAAATTTCCATTATCTCTCCAAAAATATAAAAAAGGGGAGTACCACCGGTGGTCTCCCCATATAACTACTGATTAGGCTGTGTAGTTAAAGCCTGTGCTCAATGCAGCACGAACCATTGCTTTGGTTGGTTTACCCATACGATATACGGATACCTTAGAACCATCACCACGTGTTTTGGTGTTAGTGTAGATAACGTGACCTTCTTTACGAAGTTCTTCTACACGAGCAGATACGTTTTGAATGCCAAAACGAGCACGAGCCTGTGCAACAGACAAGGTGTTGTAACCTTCTGTCTTGCTCAAATAGTTAAGGATTTTTTCTTTCGCAGAAATCTTGGTAGTCATAATAATCTCCTAATGACAAAGTTAATAAACAAAATCTTGTTCTCACAAGTATTCACATCATAACACTATTTAGTGTGTGTGTCAAGTATCCTTGCGGTATACTTTTTTATCTGCCAACCTGCGGCAAATATTTGGACTTGGTGGTTTCCCAATCCATGAATATCAAGTCATCGTAGAACAGGTTTTCATAAGAAACCGTATTCTTCTTTTTTAACATTGATATCCGTCCTTTAGCATATTTGGTTTTCCAAATGTTTGCCAAAGCTTCTTCACTGGTGTCAAAAGACTTTACCAGTTGTTCATCACCAATCTCCTTGCGGAGGTATTCATTGGTGTTGTTATACAGCGGAGAAAAATAAATTCCACGCTGGTGTTCGGTACGAATAAGTTGTTTTGGTATATCCAACTTACCATACGCAAAGTTTAATGTACGGTTTTTGTGGTCACGTTTCAAAGGAAGACCTTTTGGATTCTTGGCTTCCCACCATTCAAAGTAACGGCGTGTATGATTCTCTTTTACCCAATCATATACCATTCTCATTGTCTTTTTCGTAGGTTCAAAAGCAACTGAACCACTAGAGAAACCCATTTTGTTCCAGTGTTCAAGACCATCATACTGAGATAGACCACCGGACTTAGTATTACCATAAAGAGAAGTAGTTGTAACTCCAACAAGAACATCACCATATTGTCTTTTCCAATCATTCTGTACTGTATCAGCAAGACACAATAATGCCAATAACTTACCGCCCATATAATTAAAACCTAATGGTTGTAGAGGAACGATTGTAGAACCGATGGCAGTGTGATTAATCATGCCTTGTTGAGTCTTAACATCTCTGGGCCAACCAATTTCTTTATCTCTTGGAGTTAAATCCAAGAAGTCGGACGATATACAGATAACACCAAGATACTTACCTGTTACTTCATCAACGATTGTGTAGTAAAGATTACGACCAATGTTAGAGTTGTTCTTCATTGTGGAAGAAAAGGTACGAATTGTATTCCACGTTTCAGCCAAATCACCATTAGATAATACCAATTTTGGTTTTAGTTTTTCATAATCATCTGGACCTTCTGGCATCCAGAAATTCGTTTTGACTTTATCAATCAAAGTTTGTTGACCAACATCAATCAATTGGTGGTCATCACCAAATAATGTAGTAATAGTTCTTGTCGGATACTTCTCATGTACTTCACACCATTTCTGGTACAAGGTATATTCACGTACATCCATTTGAGATGCATAAGTCAAATCTTTGATGAGAGTTTCTTTGAGTGTATCGGTATCAATGTGTTCAAATCTATCTGAAGTAAATTCTTCAGACCATGTACGCCATTGTTCTTCTACATCAGGTATGTGCTTTTTGGTTGCCATTAGTCAATTGTTTCATCATCTTAGGGTTAAAGTATTTGCGTCTAATCTTTTCCAGTTTTTTAAGTCCAAACTGCAACGCAAGAGGTTTTACCCTCTCAGTATACATGATTCCGTCCATATGGTCAAGCTCATGGAGGAAACACCGTGCAGATATACCATCAAAGACTGCTTCTTTTTTCACACCTGTGAAATCCTGGTACTCTACCCAAATCTTTTTAGGTCTGGTAATTCTCAAGGTTAACAATGGCCATGATAAACATCCTTCTTCCATGTGTGATTCACCTTCAGTTTTAATTAACTTTGGATTAAAGAATGCCACATAGTCATCATCGGTTCCCATAACAAAAACTCGGTGTGGATAACCACATTGATTAGCAGATAATCCAAGACCATTATTTTTCTTACAAGTTTCTACCAATGTAGATGCAAATGAATTTGGATCAACTGGAGGATTATTGAAATCAAATTCAGGTAAAACATTATATAAACCTGGCCAATTGGCCGGTGCTAGTTCAAATGTTGGTATGTCAAGTTTAATCTTGGCTTCTTCTTTGGTATCATATAAAATAATATCGTCACTCATTTTTTCCATCCTCTATAAACATTTCTTTTATCATTGCAAACATCGGACATAGCGCCTTTGTTTAGACCATTTTTTTCACAAAATTCAGTCAAACCAAAAAATGAAATTTTTTCTCCATTTGGAGAAATAAATGTATAATGTTTTTTTAATTTATTTTTATGTTCTTCAGATTTTGGTTTTTTTAATTTTTCAATCACTTCTTTAGAATATATTCCTTTTTTATTTTTATTCCAAGGTATATTTCCTTTTTTTAAATCACTTAAAAGTTTTTTAACTTCATCAGTATGTGTTTTGTTAAACATAGGATTATTTTGGCCTGACATACTTTTACTTTTTTCTTTTAACCATTTTTCTGTATGTTTTTTTCCGTACATACCGTTCATAGGACCATACATTGGGCCGCCAGTACCTCCAAAATGTACATTGTAATCAGGTTTTAATTCTTCAATTAATCTTATTTCACAATCAGTGGCACTATTTTTATCATTAAATTCAAATAATAATTCAATAAGAAAATTTTCAACGCCATATTTTTTTATAGCTAAAACTATTGGCATTTTATTTGTTTTGGATTTTGAATGTAAATTAAATCTTTTCTGTAAATTTAATTTTGTGTATCCAATATAAAAATGTCCGTTTAGTTTATTAGTAATTTTATATACTTTATAAATTTTCATGTTGTTATTGTGATTGAGTTGTCTTTACTATTTATTTAGTAATTTTCATCTTTCAATGACAGAAAAATTGTTTTTCTTAGTAAATTTAATTACAGAACGAAATTTATCAAAAAGTTGGTCTCCTTTATGGCTTATAACAAAAACATTTGTATCAGATGATAATTCTTTCAATAATCCCATCAACAGTTCAACGGATGTGGAATCTAAACTACTATCAAACACCTCATCTAAAATTAACAAATTAGTATTTGTTGAATTTTTTAATTTAGCAATTTGTCTCCACGTAAATAATAATGATAAGTCTATTTTTTGTTTCTCACCTTCGGAGAAATTGGCATAAGAGAATTCATCACGGTGTCTACTCTTAATTGTTTCTTCAAAGTTTTCGTTGATGTTAAAGTTAACAAAAAAGTCCATTGCCGTCAGGTATTTGTTAATCAACTTGTTCATAATTGGCAGATACTGTTTAATGATTCTGGTCTTAATGCCACCATCTTTCAACAATGTACCTGCAAACTCATGGTAATGTTTTTCTGTTAACTGTTCTTCATATAACTGATTATATGTTCTTAATTCAGCTTTCAAATCAACTAACTTCTGGTCACTACCTTCAGTCTCAACACCTTTCTTGGTCAACTCATCTATCTCACCATTTAATTTGGTAATGTAACTACTGATGGCAGATATGGTAGAATTGTGTTTGATGATTTCACCATTGTGTTCATTGATATGAGTAAGAATATCAGTAATTGATGTTACTTCATCAGTTACCTTTTTTAGTTCTTCTTCAATCTCTTGAAGGCCAGTTCTCTGTGTAGTAATTTTCTCTGTCTTTTCTTTAACTTGAGAATCTTTCCACTCAGGTGTAATGGATTGTTTGCAGGTAGGACAGTCGTGATTGCTTTCATAAAACTGAATCTCCTTTTCATTTCTATCAATATTGGTTTGAACTTTACCTTTGATTTGAAATAAACTCTTGGCTTTCTTGTCAAGTTTTTCTTTCTTATCACCAACTTTGCTTTGCAATATTGAAACATGTCTGTTTATCTTTTCAACATCATTTCGTAATGCACTCATTTGCATTTTTGATTCACCAATCTCTGCCAGTTTACGGCCAATCTCTGCATCATTGTTCTTTTTATTTTCTTCAATGTTCTGCATCTGTA